GCGCTCAATAAATCCAACACTAGTAAGCGTAGTCTGCTCTTCTTCTACGTCGCTAGGTAGATAGCCATCAACAGCTATTCCTGTTGGGTAAGTGTTTTCTTTTGTAGTCTCAGTAAAAGCGATGTCGTTAAACATCTCCTTGACCTGCTCAATTTCGGCTTTGAGCACAAAGCGTCCTTTGGTTGTTAGTTGGAATGTTCCTACGCCAGCAACGCTTACATTTTCAACAACGTTGTCTTTGGAGTCAGCGTCTAGTTGAATCAACTGCTCTTCTTGGCCAATAGATCGAAGCTCGGCGGTGGCTCTTGGGACAAATTTATATTCATACTCTGTTGAAGCTTCTGGGTGCCTGAAACGCAAAAAGTTGTACTGCCTTACAGGCTTGCTTCCAGTGATGACAAAAATCCTAGGCTCACCAGAACTTGTCTCAACGATTGGAGCAAAGGCAAATTCATTGTTACTTGAATCAAGGCCAGCCTTACGAATGTAAATACTAAACGCAGAACTTCTTCTGACAGAGGTCGAGATAGTGCCAGACTGAATATTCAAGCCATCGTCATCAGCCTGATCAAGCTCTTCAGGGCTGATAAGACTTTGGAAGTTACATATTCCATTTAGCTGTTGATTGACTGTGCTCGCAATTCCAATCTCAGTTACGTCGCAAGGACGATTGTTCCTAACAAGAGCACGAGCATACTTTGTTAGAACGAAGAAACCAGCGCCAACGCCAGCGCTGTTGTCATTTATGAAGCCTTGACCTGGCTCAATTACCTTGGATTTGTCAACAAGGCCAATCCTTGGGATCCGCGCTTCTGATGTATCAATGCATTCAAGCTCAATAACTTGGTCCTCGCCATTGCGCGACTTGGGGATAAAAGTGTCAACCTCTCGATCGATAACCTTCCAGACAGTTGCGCCTATAGAAAACAGCTCTCCGAGCTGCATCGCGTCATCAGCAGCAATTTGCTGTGATTCAATTTCACTGTTGATGTCGTTAACAGTTGCTTTGTCCTCATAGATCGCTTCATCGATCCTAGTGTTGCTAATTAGATACTTAATCCGATCTCCGACGGAGACGTTTCGTTCGCTTTGGAACTCATTGCTAAATGTTTCCGAGCCACTGCCAATGTACTCGTAAACACCCATTCTGCGACTGTAGTTCCTGCCAGCACCAGCCATCCTAGACTTACTGTTATTATCTTTCTTTGGCTCGAATAGTCCTGCAATTTTGACGCGGTCAAAATTTAAACGACCTTCTGGGTCTTTATCGGGAATTGAGATATTGCGCCAGTTGACCCGATAGGCATTGCCATTAGGTATTGGTGCGTAAACACCAAACTCAGTGTTGTTTGCTGGACTAAACGCGTATGAAAAACCCTTGTCGAAATCACTTTCTAGTGTGGGGCAAAGGAAGACATCCTCATCTGCTGCAGTACGACCACCATTTGGATCTGCTGAGTGAGGCTGCCCACTGCTGCCAAATTGCTTATTTCGCACTTGGATGCGAGAAAAGTCTGAAGCAGTAGTATTGCGCTTCCAATAAAAAGCAATGTTGTCATCGTAAACAGCATCTAGGGCATTGTTGCCAAGAAAGATGCCGGCACGATTTGGCGGAATAATTCCATCTGGCCCAACAAAGTCGGCACGACCTTGCTCACCAACAACAAACATCAGCTTGGCTGACTGCTGCCGGCCGTAGCTCAGCATCCTTGACCAAACCAGTTTTGGTGTGACAAGAAGTCCGCCTACATTTTCAACTGAGTTGTAGAGGCCAAAAACAATTGGGATTGGTGAGTTGTAATCAGCCAGCTCAGCAGTTGTATCAAAGCCAAACGATGGCGTAAAACGATTGCCACCACGAATGCTGTCAAGCTGCCGCTGACCATCAAAAGCCTCAGGTGCTTTTGGCTTTGGTGTAAGCAGATAGCTAACAGCTCCAATAACGATGCCAATCGCGAGCTGTATTAAATACGGGGTGGCAGCTCCATTATTGATGTCAGGAATACCCTCATACTCGGCAGGTCTAACCTGCCCACGCTTGATCGCTTCTGCTACAAAATATCGATACTCGTCTTCACTGCAGCCAATCGTTTTGATTAACTGTTTCTCATACGGAAGCAGTGGTAATTCTGAAACAGTCGCACCGATGACCAAGCCACCTTTTTCGATTGCCTGTTGATATAGAGGACTCCGTTCTGCCATGTGACTGCGAATGCCCAAGATTGCTGCGGCAGCAGCAGAATGTCCCCATCATACTCAGCTGTTTTTACGCGAAAACCCCACGACATCAAGTCGCGGCAGATTGACCACTTGCTATCGGTGTACCAAGACTGTTTGAAAGCAGGTGCCTTGATGCCCATGCGCTCCAGGGCGACATAGCAAAGATGAATGCAGTCAATCTCTTTGCCACTACCATCAGCTCCTAGCCGATAGGGCCTGCCGACAAGATCACCGCAGTCGTACATTGCTAGTCGTAGGCAGTCGACCAACTAGTCGTTGAGTCAGGTTGCGACGAGGAACGTCAGCACCAACAGCGTCAAGCACGCTGCCAAGCTGCAAAGTCAACGCTGTTGCATCCCACTTTCCGCCAGTGACTTGACCGTGATACACATGCACGCGAGTGCTGGTGGTGACTGTGGTGGAGTCCGGGTCTACTGAAACCACATCAACACGAGCTAGCCACCGATTTTTCACAGCCTCGTCTGCCCAGTCCCTCGTAAGAGCATTGTTGGGGAACACTAAGTTGGCATCCATGCCGTCGCCGTTCTTGTTGATGGTTGCTCCGCTGAACCCAAACGGTCTGAAGTCATGATCGACTGAGTCGTAAGAAATGACCTTACCAATAAAAAAGTTCTGAAAGGCGTACTCGATAGAGCCGTAGTAATCGCCCACGCCAGTTCGCACAGCAGATGGCGGCGTGAAACGCATGAAGTTGCCTACAGAAAAGGTCGTCATACGCCGATTCTCCTGCGAGTGCTGCTGCTCATCTGCAGCCTACGCAGGGTTTGCTGCTCTCCTCGCTGAGCACCTTGCGCAGCAGCTTGCTGCAGACCCTGCTGGAACTGATCGGCAGTCACATAATCAACGTTGTTGATGCGCTCAACGCTGTAACGGACATCAATTGCAGCCGATGAACCTTGCACTGCTGCAATCGCTTCATCCTCAGAAGCCACGCCACCACTTGCCCCAACAGAACTGCGACGTGAGTAGCGATTCATTGCATCGCGTGCGCTGCCTTGGTTAGTGACCTCAACTCCAAGTCGACCACTAGGTCCGCGCTTCAGCGGCATGATTGCCTCAGCTCCAGCCTCACCCATAAGACCAATATTCCCGTCAGCCATTGGGAAAACAGTTGGCCCGCTAACCACACCGCCCTGTGCATAAGGCTTGATCCGACCGCCTTGAATCACATTGCCATTTGCCGAACCAAGCATTTTTTTCAATGCACCAGCAAGAGCAGCCTGAATCATGATCCTGCTGATATCAGACAACACTGAAGCCGCAAGCTCCTTGAAATCAGCCTTGCCGGTGGTGACCATTTGATGAATAGCATCGCCAAGCCCCTGAACAGCACCAATAGCTACATCGACAAGCTTGGGAGTGACATCCATCATTTCTTCAAGCCCTTTCAAGAATCCTTCTTTAAAACTCGGATCCTCACCTGCAGCCTTCAATCCTTTTCTTATCTTTTCCAGGATTGCATCAATCTCTTCTTGAGTGAGCTTTTCGTTTTCAAGCAAGGCGTTGAACTTTTCTTTTAGCGCAACCATTTCTTGCTCAAGCTCAAATTGCTTGAACTGCTCTTCTGTGATCAGGCCAAGATCAAGTTCTGCCTGCTTAACAAGCACTGCCATCTCTTGCTCTAGATCGAGCAACTCTTCTTCAAGCTGAGTCCGTGCGCGTGCATACTCAACCCCAGCCTCGTGGAAAGCCAAAATTTTCTTGTTGCCCTCGATCTGATCTGCCTGGATCGTCTTGATGTCGTTAAAGAACTTAGCTTCAAGCTCCCTAAATGTGACTGCCTCTTTTAGCCCTGCAATCCTGGTTTTGAGCTGAGCATCGGTTATATCTTTGTCGCCATCTCCATCCCCATCGCCTTGAAGAGAGGGAGCGAACATGTTTTTTAGCAGCTGTTCAATATTTGGTCCCTGCTCAGTAGGGGCACGACCAGCCATTGCAGCTTGTATGCCAGAAATTTGAGTTGAAGTGATGGCTTGAGCTTCCGCCAATGCTTGAGGCGTACCTACTGAGATTGCAGGCAAACTTGGATCCTGGAGTCCACCTGCAAGCTGCTGAACGCGCCCAGCCATTCCAGTGAGCTGAAGAGCACGAGAGCCCTTGCCAGCCTCTTGCAATCCACGCGCGGCAGTTGGATCTTCCTGGATGATTGCTTGAATTTTATTTAAAGTTTCAAGGCGTTTTTTGTACTTATCAACCCGCTTGCCAGCGTCCTCTAAAGACATCACGCCGCTGGTGATGTCATCAATAAAGTTTTTGTGTTTTTGGCTAGCCCTAAACATTGATACGCCTAGAGCAGTGATGCCCAAAGCCAACAAGGTAATAGGATTCCTTGCCATTGCTACAGCCAATGCTCTGAGCTTAAGAATCAAGCCACTGATTGCTGTCATCAACTTGAATCTAATAAACCTCGCTAGCAATGCGACAGAGAACGCAAAGCCTTTTGCGCCCATTGCAGTGCCAACCTTAGCCAGCGTTGTAAGCAACGCTCCCAAAACAGCGCCACCAGCTAACACCAATACTGTGTCAATAAGGTTGCGGAAGTTTTTAATAACAAGGACTATTCCGTTAATAATAAGTTCAATAGCCCCTGCTACGGCCCTCGCCACACTCACAATGACTGGTGTCAGCTGAGCCAAAGAATCAGCAATACCTTCTTGCAGTTTTGCGCCAACATCAATTAATTGATTGCCAAGCTCTCTCCTCACCTCGTCGAACGCACGCTTTTGGCGTTCTCCAGATTCTTCAGCGCTAGAGGCCATCTCCAATGCGCCATCGCTGTACTTCTTGGTGATAAACACCAAGAACTTTGCCAATCGATCAAGACCGACCTCTCCGTTTTTCAACATCTGCTGCAACTCTTGCGTGCTGATGTCATTAGCCTCAGCAAAAGCTGTAACGGCTGCTGGGAAACGCTCGCCGAGCTGTCCAGAAAGCTCTTCGGCTGAAATTTTACCCTTGGAGAACATCTGCACCAAGGCAGTTAAACCTCCTCTTACATCTTCTGCAGATCCTTTTGTAGCCTTAATCGCTTTTGTAGTTCCGAGGAAAGCAATAGCAGCAGTCTCAATATTTCCTCCAGCGCCTAAGACAGCGGCGCTCAAGCGAGTCATGCCAACAGTGGCGTCCTCGCGTTCAACGTTCAACCTGTTAACTGCATATTCAATAGTTTCGTTTGCAATGGCAAGCCTTCGAGCAGTCTCAACTCGATCATTCTCTTTTTCAATGATTCGTGCCATGGCTTTTTCAGCCAATCGAATAGATGCTGCGTAATTGGTAAATCCGCTGATTTGTTGTGCCGCAACTCCAGCGCTTGTGCCAATACCACCACCGATAACTGCCCCTCCAGGGCCGAATGGAGCACCAAGCAATGCACCTGCTGCACCTGGAGCGCCACCAAAAATACCTGCAGACGCAACAGCGCCAACAGTTTGTGCCGCTCCTTTGAGGCTAAAACGCTTCTTGCCAAGCTTGCTGAGCTTACGATCGACCTTGTCTATCTCTTTGCCAAGCTCTCTGAAGTCTTGACTTGTGGGATCAAGGCCAGCACGCAGCTGGGTCAGAGCACTTCGCTGTGCCTGCAAGCTGTTAGCGCTTCCATTTGATGCAGCAGTTGCAGCCTTGATGTCACGAGTAACTTCTTTGACACTCTTACCCATCCGATCAATGTCAGCGCTAATGCCAGACATGCCGATATCGCCGATGCTGCGATAGAGACCGCTGATCTCACGCATTGGTTGCTGCGCAAGAGAAACACGACCAGCCCGAGTTCCACGAGCAATCATTGCTCCGGTAACTGGATCCCTAAATCCACCAGCGCGTTGTGCGGCTTGCCCTTCACCTGTTCGACTGGTGCCGTAATACTGCTGGATATCAGCCAGTTTTTTAGCTCTTCGCTCTGCACGTTCTTGAGCGCGAGACAGCTCATCAAAAGCCTTGCTGCTGATCCCCAAAACAATATTTAACTCTTCCTGTGCTTCCTTTAGGCGGTTGCTGGTTGTCGTGTACTCCCGACTTCCAACCTCAATATTGTCAAGGTCTTGAGCAAGCTCTGCGATCTTTTGCTTAAGAGCTGCAGTTGTATGAGTGTTTTCAATATTGACTTTGCTTGACTGAAGAAAACCAGTGGTTTGAGCCCTATTTGTTGCGACAAGATTTTGAGCTACAACTTGCTGACGCTGCTGGGCTCTGCTGAACTCTTGCGTCCTCGCGGTAACTGCTGCCAACTGAGTTGCATACTCAGCTGAGGTAACCCCAAGCTTTTGCAGCATTTCATTGCCTGCTGCAATCTGACGACTAAATTTTTCTGGAACAACAGCAACACCTTCTCCAAAAATCTGCTTAGCTGTTCTCGGCTTCTTTGCAGCCTCTTCTTCTTTACGATTTAACCTGTCTAAAGACTCGGTCAAAGAGTCAATATCTTTCCCTAGCTTCCTGTAAACAGTGCTGCCAATAGTCGCTTGTTGCTTTAAACCTTTGAAAGCATCAATTTGTCCGCGTATAGACTGCTGGCTAACCTTAGTGGCCTTAGCGACTTGAATTACCTCTTTTCTAAACCCTTCTAATTGCTTGTCCGTGGAGAGGGATGCCTTCCCTAATCCTCTCAATGCACTTTTAAGAGCTGTAATGCTCTCAAGACCATCCGCCTTCAGCTTGATTAGAAGGTCGCCAACAGTCTTAGCCATTTGCCTTCTTGCTGAACTCGGTCAATGCAGCGGATTCCATAATTCGGAGACCCTCTAGCACTTCGCGACGGTTCTCCACATCATAAAGGTCAAAAAGGCCCCCGGAAACCAGCAGCACTTCATACTTCAAGCCAACGTATCCCGCCATGCTGACTGTCCATTGGGTCTGCATACGAAGGAACATCATCACAATGTCCCAGTTGTCGTCCCAAACCTCAAAGTCGTCTGACTCTTTCTCCTTGGGCTCAGGCAGTGTGATGCCAAAAGCGGCAGCGTCGTCTTTGGTTTTATCCTCGATACGCTTGCCGCCAGAAGCCCAATAGACAGCAGCGTCTTTTAGTTTCCCGACTGCGCCTCGCCGTAGGTATTGGTGTAAGCAGACAACACTGCCTTCAGCCAATCCACGTCATCAGCAAAATCATCAAGCTCGGCTTCAGAGAACTCAATCTCGTCACCGTCCTCGTCCTTAATGCCTTCCCAGCCAACAAGGACTTTCTTGAGCAGCGAAACGCCCTCTGACTCAGAAACACCCTCAAGCTCAGACATCTTCACTCGCTTGAAGATTGCCGTAAACTCTGACTTCTCAAACTTGCCTGGCTTTTTATCGCTGGGCTCTTGCACTTCAACAGGCCACTTGAAGGTTTTTACCTTCTTACGAACAAAAGCCATCAGATAAATCAAATAAGCTGGCTCAGCATACACAAAAAAAGGGAGCCCGCAAAGGCTCCCTTCTGTGAGGAGAACCCCCACCCAATAGGGGCGATCAAGTGTAGATCAAGTCGAACTCAGCATTAGCAGCTGCATCTGGCACGCAGGTGTAAGGGATCTCAAGCATCGCAATGCCATCAGAATCGCCATACGAAACATCGCCGATGTCCACCTTGCTAGAGGTGAATTGAACGATGTTGCCAGCAACGTTGCCATGGGTGAACTGAAGGTTGCCCAGGGCTGCGTCATCATCAACGGCAGCAGCGAAGTAATCCTTCGTTGCCATCGTCACGGCCTCAATAGAGACAGAGCCAGTGGCAGCGCGATCAGTGATCAGCACTTCTTTTGAGCCACCAACCAACTCTCGGTAGGTAGTGGTGTTGCCCAAGTCGAAGGAGAAGCTCTGCAAAGCACCGGCATAAGACAACAGCTGGAAGCTGCTGGTGTTGCCGTTCTTGAAGAGCAGCGGATCATCCTGGTTTGCGTAAGTTGGCGTCAGGAGCGCACTGTCATCAGGTGCGTTGTAAATGCCAGTGAAGGTGAAGTCCAACGTAGGAATCTCACCGACATTTGCAGTCAGCGCGACATTGCCACGGCAGCCAGTCATCTTGTGACGGACGCCATCAATCATGTAGTGGATGGTGACTGATGAGAAGCTGGAGCTAACGGGGTCGTAAGTAACCGAGGTGTTAGCGACAACAGTCTCTGCAAGGCCACATGCTTTGAGTGCTTTGCCGTACTGAGGCGCAGTACCTGCGGCTCCAGAGCCAGCAAGTTCAACACTGAAAGTACATTCAACGCGAGTGTTTGCCAGCAGTTGCTGAGAAGCGCCGAGAAAGGGTCGAATCAGGTCACGGCTGACAACATCACTGCTCTGAGGAGTGATGCTCAGATCCCTTACGAGTACCGCGTCGGCTCCGTCCGGAGTTGGATCCGTCCCGTAACTCGACTCCGTCTCGATCACGATCAGGCGTTTGCGTAGTAGCAGTGCCATCGGAACTTTCCTTTGATGGTTGTGGTGGAAGCGTCCGCTCGATCAAAGTGCGTACGCCTGTTTCAGGATCAAGGAGGTAACTCCCGCCATGACCACTGTGTTCATCCAACATGGTAAGTGGAGAGGGTGGTTAGGTTTAGCGTAGCTCTAACTGCTTACTGGGTTAAATCGTCAACATCTGTGCGATATCGAATCTCGTATTCGCAGCTAATCAAGCCTGATGGTTTGTCAGCTTCAATAAATTCAAACTCAGTGCGAACAGGCACAACATCATGTGCGTAACCGCCGAGAGTCAAATCAGCCATGATCTTGCTGTGCAATGACTCGACAGTGTCATCTGCAGCCTGATCAGGGATATCAGCCCTCTCGATCACAGTAATCCTGACAGTCATCGTCCAATCCAGCTTTGGAAGGCTGGTGGTTTGAACGCAGACATCCCGAATTGGCTGGATGATGATTGCTGGTGACTCTGCCCTTGCAATCGGATCAACACGGGTTCGGTAAATCCTGGTGCTTACACCAGTTGTGTTTGTCAAAGCAGTCCTGATCGCAGCCAGGATGTTTTCGCGCTTGGTTGTCATGACTAGTTAGCTGCGTTGCTGCACTGAATCCAAGCTTGCATTGTTTCTGAGCCACCAACGCCAGAAACGGTTACTCGCACATATCGACATGCTGCTCGGTAATGAGATGCAGTTGTCCCACTGCTATGTGATCTGCCATTGCCATGCACACCGTCATCATCGTCATCAGCAGCTTGTGCTTCGGCGTGAGCAATCTCTTTCAACGGCCACCAAACAGTGCCATCCAACGAGCCCTCGTCAGTAATCGTGACCGTGCCGTTTGAAACCTTGTGGACGATCGTAAAAAACGTGCCGCGAATCTCTGCTGCAGGCGTACTGCCGTTTGCGCT